TCAAACTACCTCGTCACATCTTTTCTTCGCATCGCCTAGCGCTTCTTCATCAATCTCACGACCCGACTGCTGCAAAACGCCCCTTATCACATCGATTGGATGCGCTGGTTCTACCGCTTTACTAAAGAGTTGTCTGATCAGGATCAGCCGCTCGCGGCCAAAATCAGCGCCGTGGGACGTCTCCCACCATCCGGTCTCATCGTCTGTCTCTTGTCGATCAATGCCATCAAGGATTTTTTCTATTTCAGCGAGCAGACCCTCTGTTGTGTTTTTCATAAACACCTCTTCTAAATGACTCATATTTTACGGCAGATTGAGTGGGTTACTTCCTGTGCCGCCGCCAGCGCCACCGCCGCCGCCAGTTCCTGTGCCGCCACCTCCGGCAGATGTGGTAATCAATCCAAAGACAATGATGCCGTTGTTCGAGGTCTTTATATGCGTGTTCTGAGTGGCGAGAAACACGACCGTGCCACCCGTGAAATTCGGATCGATGCAGTACACACACCACTGGCCAAATGAGCCCGGATTCACCGACCCGCTGTTATATGAGACCTGCCCATCGCCAAACTGGATCACGCAGGCCGCAATGTTGATTGTGGTCGACGTGCCGCTTTGAGTCACAGGATTTGCAGCCGTGAAAATGCCGTTTGAGTTGACGGGGTTATTCCTGAATGTTCCGCGAAGTCTCAGAACTCCATTTGGATCAGCGACCGCGATCGGAACCAGTGCGCGCGGCACAGATACTCTGACTGGTAGCGCAGTGAGAATCCCATCAGAGAACGCTGCAGCAAGATATTGCTGAAGTGTCAGCTCAATAGTGGGGCCTTCCTGCTGTGTGCCGTCGCTGCTGCTGCCGTCTGCTGCGGGCACAACATATTGCGCCTGTTTGATCTCATAATCGCCCTGGTATTCCTCGCTCACCGTCGCATCCACGGTAATGATGTCGCCACAGAGTTGCTCAATGAGCGTGCGTGGGTTTCCAGGGATGGAAGTATCAACCGCGTCCATGAAGCACGTCACAGTTCCTGCCCAGGGCGCGATATAAGGCGTTGTGGGGATGCCCAGGCTTCGTGCGCTGCGGAAATTAAGGATGCGCTGCACGCGCTCAGCAGTGTTGTTGCCGAGGTTCAGCGTCACTGGCGAAACATGGAAGATCGGCGAGAGGCTTAGGCCTCGCTGTCCGATCGCGTTTTGATGTTGCTCGTGGTCCACAAGTGGAGCGCGCACTGCGAAGCGGCTTTCTGGCGTCCCGGCAAAGCCGTTGCCGCTAATCACTCCGCTCATAGAAGTGGTGTTTTTCCTATAGGTAGTGGGAACCGAACCATCCTCAATCTGCGCGCCCCAGGCGAAGATTGCCGATGCAGCATTGGTAATAAAGATGACCGCCTGAACAGTGCCGGATCCGGTCCACGTTGGGGAGTGAGTGAAGCTGAACGGCTGCCAAATAGGAGTGATAGTAATCGCCACCGTTTCAGCGTCGGTCCCGACAGGGCGATTTATAAGTAATGAAGCTGCGGTGTTTGCAGCAGCCCTAAGCCACACAGTGAATGTCACCGGAACGCCATTCTGAGAAGTCAACCCGCTCGCCTGAAAAACTCCCTGGACCGCAGTGACTCCTGTGGCGATGGTGTCAGCGGTGGTCGTACCTGGCGGATCGAATGGGCCTTGCTGCGTATTTGCTGTAACCGTAACGTTGGTTCCTTTGACCCACACCGCATTGGTGAAATCCTCTGACCACAGAAACCAATTCGCATGGCCGTTCTGAGCATAGGTTATTTTGTTGGCCGCTGGAATCGTTGCCACGTTGAAGACACCATCAAAGCCAGTGTCGTGTGTGCTCCCATCTTGCGGCGGCACGATCTGAACGCTGTCATTGACTTTGAAAGGATGCGTCGCGAGAAAAAGAGCAGTTACTATGCCTGTTCCTGACCGCAAGAGAGCAGAGTTTCCAGGCGTATCGAGATCAACCGCGTCCTGCGCATTCAGGTCGTTGTAATTGCCGATAAAGCGATTATTCGCACCGTGAAGGTTGATCTTGTCGAAGTTTGCCATGCCGGGCAAAACGTGATCAGAGGTCAGAATAAAAGTGGAAGTGCGTGGCTTATCAGGACAAATGTAAATCTGGCCGGCAGCTTCCGTGATATAGAGCTGGGACATCATCAGCAACTGCGCCAGCGCGTCGCTGAGCGCCGTCTGCTGAACAATGGCAAGAGAGGATTCAAATCGCTTCTGTCCATTCGCGAGTATGGCATTGCACCACGCCACGGAATCAGCGAACGCAGAGAAATTGATACGCGCTTTTTCAGCTGCAGCCAGGTCCCCGCCCGGAGCGGCCGCAGCGATCGGATTCCACTCCGGCTTTAACATGCTTCGCAGAATTGCGTCCAGCACTTGCTCTGCGCCATTCGTGGAAAAGGAATAGCCAGTCTGATTGCCGAAGCCATCAAACTGGCGAAGCTTGCAGCCACGCATATCGGCGATAATATCCAGCGTCGCGCTAGGCGCAGCTGGATCGGGAGGAACATTCAGCATCAGATATGATTTGCGGCTGTAAGTAGTGGGCTGGAAGTTCGCTGGCAAAAGTGACCAGAAGGAATCGACGTCCTGATCTGCCAAAAAAAGCTTCACATCATCAAACCATGCCGAGCCAACAAGCCCCACGCCATAGCCAAGCTGAATATAAAGACGGATGTTGCCAGTGCCAATGGGTCTGAATACGCACTCAACAAAGGTGAAAGCGTGAGCAGCTCCATCCGCAGGAATACCAACGTCAGGCTGAGTCGATAAGAAATCAGTGCCTGTTTTACTGACAATATTGAAGCCCGTCACGCCCCATACAGGATCGACGTTCAGCACCGCACCATGTCCGGCACTAGTGGTGATTGCAGTGGTCTTTATCCAGGCTTGCAACCTGTACGTACCACCATCCACTACCGAATATTCCTCATATGAGAAAGAGTCAGTAGCCACCCCATTTGTTATCTTCAGCGAGTTAGCGCCGGAGTGTGCAAAATCATTGGCTATGACGAGATTATTTCCATTCAGCAGTATCCAGCTCGGAGCCTGCGTTCCTACAACGCCTGTTTCCGCGTCGCCGTTGATTACCAGATTCCCATTTACCGCACCCGGAGGACGGCCAGTGGAAACGGGAGTAAGGCCAACACCCAGCACTCCATCCACACCAGGATGAAAATGGACCAGGGTAGTATCAGCGTGGTTCGCCAGTGCGCTATTGATCCAAAGCCGCTCAATCCCATCATCCTCGCCTTCACTCATCAGGCGAGTGACGATGCGATTTTTATTATCCAGAGCGTGATTGAGCACTTCATTCCCACGCACGCGCCCATATCCATACAGCACTGGAAGGTTGATTCCAAGCTGCGCATTTGCTACATCGCTGGGATCGAGCGTGAGTGTTGGCACCTGTTATTGCCTCACCGGGTTAAATCGAATGGGATTACGTCCTCCACCAAATGGCGGCTGATTTACTCCTCCACCGCCCAGCCCAATCGGAGGCACACTGATAGTGTTTGGAACTGTCGTAAGAATTCCAGGAAAGCGCTCCTGTGCAGCGCGCGAGGCGTCCTGGCAGGCTGGAAAGTTCTTTGGGCAAGCCGTGGCTGTACCCGTCGATCCGCACTGCAGGCTTTTAAAGCGGAAGGTGCATTGCTCAACTTCCACGTCGCCGGCAATCACATATTGAGTCGGATCAAAGAGCTGGAGTTCGCGCATCGCAACTTCATCTTCCTTGGGATTCTGCTCGCTGAGTGAACAATGGAACTCGTGAATCGCAACATCCAAAAGCGGTACCCATAACCGCGTGATCGCATATGCTCCTTCGAACTCATGCCTCTTTAGCGCCAAAGCCACGTCGCGATCAATCGTATTGCCGGAAAGATTCTGCAGCGTGAGATCTCCGGCATTGCTGGTCGTATCGCGCGTGCAGGTAAAGTTGCAGCCGCTCTTGATCCAGCCGTTGTAGAACTGCGCTGCGCCTGTGGCTCGCGTCGGATAGGTGCCCTCGTAATCGCTCCAATAATATTGCGTGCCATCAATCGTCACGATATCCAGGAGAACGATGGGAACAAACATTGCGCCGCGCTGCGCGAGGAAAGCTGCTGTACCTGCTGGAAGTGTTCTGGGCATCAGCGCATTACCTCAACCGCATCGGCAGCCACGATGAACGCAGAGCTGCCGGCATTCTTTGTATCGGTGGGGGAAAGCTTTACTCGATGGTCGCCAAGGAACTGATTTTGCGAAGTGAATACAACTGCCGCGACTGTAGGAGCTGCAGCAAATAAATCCACGGTGCCCAGGACCACGCCGTCGATCGATATTTGCATGATGCCCATATCCGGGCCTTTGTAGGCCCACACTCGGAATCCAAAACCAAAATATCTCCACTCAGCCGCGTCTGTAATCACTGTGCCGGCATTGAAGTATGAAAATCCGCCGTGGTAATTGGCATTGGCAGCTGGTGCGATCAGCGCAACTGCTGAGGCCGTTACTGCGGTATAGGGAGTCGGTGCAGATCCATATTCAAACTGCGCACCCCAGATAAATATGAAGTCCGCGGCAGTGCCGCCAATGCCGCCAATACTGTTGTTCGTGGTTCCCACGTCGATCCTGTTTGCAGGAGGCGCGGAGATCGCGTTAGCAGTGATTGAGCATCTCCACCAGCCGTTTCCAACCGAGACCATGGAGGCTTTTCCTGTATATGTTGAACCCGTGAATGCGATGGCACCGGTGGAAAGGTTGAACACGACAATGCCACTGGGAAGAGCAGAGTCTACATAGATCATTCGCAGATAGAGGAACGCACCTGCAGAGCCAGCCTTGCCATAGATGGAATAACAGAGAGGAGCGCCTACGCCGGCAACAATCGACGTTTGCTGCAACGAAGCCTCAGTCGTGTTTGTTGCAGTGCGCGTAAGCTTGTCAGCCGTGTTCGTGCCGTTCGGATCGGTCGCCGCATCAGCCGTGACAGTTGAATTTACTTCCACCCAAACAGCATTTTCCGCGTGCTCAGATTGGAGAGCATAGTTTTTGTCTCTCCGGTCCCACGTTCCTGTGAGCTTTACCTGGTCATTGCCGAAGTCGTCGCGTTCATCCAGAAAAACCGAATCAATGCCCCAATTACTCGGATACTGAAAAAGTGGAACCTTTGGAAGCACCACGAACGTGGCTGTGATGTTGACCTGGTTATTTGCCTTGCGCTCAAACTGTGGCTCGGCGAGAAACTGTCCGCTGTAGTAGCGGTTGTCATCGATATCAAAGTAGCTGAAGAATCCGCGCTCGTATTGCCTCATCCACTGGCGCAGGGCGAGATAGGTGGAGAACGGTACCGCGTCCCAATGGAGATCAAACTCCATGCCGCGCGCCATCATATAGCGAGAGAAAGGAACGCCGCTACGTGGCTGCCAGCTGGACATGGTCTCCGGATCTTTGTGCGGAATCGTGTATGTGGGATTCAGCTGGCTCTGCGCGTTCGGATTCAGAATATTCTGTTCGCTCATCCGATCAGCCCTTCCTTTTGTGCCTGCGCAAGCGCATCCAAAATGTCCTTCCTGAATTGCTTGCCCTTCACATATTTGCGGTCCAGGCTTGCCGGATGAATATGCAAATCTCCCATCGTCATGCCGGCAGATCCTCCGGCGTTCATGCTGGCCAGTGCCGGCAGGTTCTTTTTTGTGGCCGTTGGATTCACAACAAACTCGCCGTTATGCAGCACAGCCAGCCCAGCATTGCCGCTCACAGAGAACATGCCGCCTGTATCGAACTGAGGTGGACCAAACGTGACGGCAGCGCGCGCCGTGCGCTGTGAGTTGATGTCATTGATGTGCTTCTCTGCTGCATCGATAGCAGGGCCAACCGTGTTATTGAATACGTCCTTACCCTGGCTCTTGAGCGTGTCCAGTTGCTTCTGTGAATCCGTGCGCAACTGCTCAAGCTGCTGGATCGCAGAGGCTGGATCGATCTGGAATGAATCGAAGCCCTGAGTGATCTGCGTAATGTCTGGAATTACAGTATTGTTGGCATAATCGTTCGCTTGCTTCTTTCGCTTACTTCCGCCAAAGATGCCGCCGAAAATGCCGCCCAGCAATCCGATGATTCCACCAACCACTGCGCCGATCGGGCCGCCAACCATGAATCCTGTGAGCGCGCCAGATCCAGCTCCTGCGAGTGAACCAAGCAATCCACCGGAGTTCTGCCCAACCCCAAAACCCAGAAGTCCGCCGATACCACCGCCCACCAATGCTCCACTGCCGGCGAGTCCCAGACCACCATAAAGAGAACTCACTACGCCGCCCAGCTTTCCGCTGAGCAGCAAGCTCATCAGTAATGCGCCCGCTTGCCCTGTCTTTCCGCCCAGCGCGCCTCCTGTCAATGCCAGCCCAAGCCCGGCGATAGTAGCCAGACCTGGAGCGCTCAATAGATTTCCGAATAATCCACTCTTAGCGCCAGCAGAGGATGCAACAGAGCTGCCGGCTGCACCGCCAGCAAGACCAGGCAGACTCAAACTCTGCGCCAGTGTTGCGGATGTAAGAGCGCTGCTGGCAGTCGGCACACCGAGCGCGCTGGTTGTCGTAGCGGACGTGCCTGCGATAGCGCTAGTCAGACCACCTCCAGGAGTGAGACCAGGCAGGCCAAATCCAGAGAGCGCAGAAAGCCCGCTGCTGGATGCCGTGGTGCCAGAAGAAGAGAACAGCCCAGCGGACACCTGCGACGATTGTGCAGATGGCCCATTGCCAAAAAGAGTGCCCAGAAGAGAAGTTGGACTGCCGCCTGCTCCGAACACGTTCGCGCCTGTGCTTCCGGGACCAAACACGAGCGAGCCGAATATGCCGCTAAATGCGGATTTCATGACACCAGTGCTCAAAATCCACTCGGCAACGATCTCGGCAAAAAACTTTTCCAGATTACCAAGAATGCGCTTACCTATATTTCCGCTCGTGATGTCGTCAAAAACACCCTGGATATCAGATCCCAGCTGTTCCGTGAGTTTATTGTGTGCATCCATCAGCTTGCCATTCATGAGCTGATCGGCAGCGGCCTTTTGTTGCTCATAGAGATCGAAATTTGCTCCGTCTTTTTGCTCCAGTGCATTCAGCTGCTCATAGGTTTTCTGGTGCTCCAGACGAATCTGCGCCTCTGTGCGCTGCCATTCAGGAAGCGAAGCCACGGCAGCTTGCTGCTCCAGATCGACGGTTTGCAGCGCAGTCTGCCGGCGAAGTTCACGCTTCTGTATTTCTCCCTGCTGCGTGATCTCAACTTCCATCTGTTCCTCGGACTGTTTGGCTGCGATATAAGCCGCGCTATCCGTTTTGAGCTGACCGAAGTTTAACGTGAAGAGACGCCGCGTTTCATCAAGCCTGTGTTGCGTGGCAAGCGCAATCTGGTCCTGCCCTTTCACTTGCATTTCATCCGTCTGCTCTGCCAATTGCTGTTCTTGCAGGTTGTATTCTTTTACTAGCTGAAGTATCTGAGCATTGGCTTTGGCTGTGGTGTCAACACGAAGCTTCGATTCGGCTGCAGGATCGCCTGCAAATTGCCCACGCGAGTGTTCTATGTCTAATTGCTGCAGCGCCTCACGTTGCTGCTCGAGAACAGCATTAGCACCCTGCAGTCCAACCTGCGCAACCTGATTCTCTATTGCACGCGCCTGGTCGGCAAAATCGCGCCGCACTTTGATGCGTTCAGCTGTCGCGATCTGATCTGCATATACCAGGTTGTGATTCAGAATCGTCTGGCTGTTCAGGTCATTCATCGTGGCAGCGTCGACCAACTGCTGATGAATTTGAAATTTCTGCTCTTCCAAGTCTTTATCAATGGTTACGAGTGGCCCGGTCAACGCTGTAGCTGCCTTCAGCCGGAGATCGCGGTTCTGATCGATTGCAGCCTGCGATCGCTGATCATTCTGCTCAGCAATCCGAATAGCAGATTGAGCCAGAATATGTTCCGTCTCCGCTTGTCCGCTAACCCAGTTGTTGTAGATATCAGCGATGCCTTTTACGACTGCGGCAACGGCACCGACGATGACGGCCGTATTGAAGGCTGTCTCCAGCAGTGGCCCGATGGTCTGGCTTCGCGCGATTACATTCTCCAGGGCCCGTGGAATCTCAACTCCTGTGGTCTGTGCAAAGAGCTGCGCGGCGATATGGGCGCGGCGCTCTGCATCTTCAATACCATTGAATCCCTGCGCCACTTTGGGCGATGGCGGTTGCAGCTTGTCGAGTCCGTCGCCCAGCGTCTTTACGCCTGTTACCGCTCCGCTAGCATCAAGCGTCACCGCGATTTGCACCGTAGTAGCCATCAGCGTTTCTTCCTGAAATCCATCCTGCACGCACGATTGCGACAGGTCATTGGAGCGGTTGAATATTGACGAAAGCGGCATTGCGGACAGGCGGGATGAGCCCGCTCAAATTCCTGCCTTGCTGCTTCCAGCGTCCGCAGCCCTTCCGCTTCGTCTGCGAGGATCTCCAACTCAACATCGGAGGAGAGCATGCCGCGCAGCCACATTAGATACGCTGCATATTCATAAAATGCATTAACGAGTGTGCGCACAGGCAGGGCCTTTTTGAGCGTCTCGGGATCTGCTTCCTGCGCGACAAGGTTTTCGAGAGCCCTGTTCGTGTCGTCTTCATGGAGAGACTCCTCGAACAGCTCAATACAAGCCTGGCGCACACTCGCTGTGTCTTCACTCACGATCAAGCGGCTGAATCCTCCGCTGCCTGGGGCTGCGCATCTGATCCGTTGAATAACTGGAAGATGGCTTGCGACTTGTGATATCCGTCCATCTCGCGGCGGATCTCATCGACGGAACCAAGCGGACGGCCGGCAACGCCGTAACCATCGACAGACTGGATGAGTTCGTCGTAGAGCTCCATCATCAGCTTGTTACGCATGGAATAGATCGTGGTGCCTTTGCGCGATCCGCCAACCACCTTACTGATGGAACCATTACGCATGTAGCGTTTCTTCTGCGCTGCCGTTGGCGGCGATAACCGATGCACCAGCCCTTTATAGACAGTGTTCTCCTGCCCTGGCTCAAGCTGTGACCACATGGCATCCATGCGTGTTTCGATCGACTCTGTATCGAACGGCTTTTCATCGTCTTCTTCAGAGGCGGTCACATTACAAAGCAGATTGGAAACCAGAATCGAATGACGCGGCGGGATCTTTATGAAGGCTTCTTTTGTGGTCAGATCGGTTTTATAGCCAACAACTTTCATTAAGGTGGATTCCAGAAGGTCAATGCCAGCAGTCTGATTGTCCGTGGTGTTCAACTGCGCTCCGCCTTCATTCCGACTAGATACAAAGATGCTTGAGTAATAGCGCTCCCAGTCAGACAGCGTGATGCGGCGAAAGTGGAAGATATAAGGGAATTTGCCGTCGCGGATCGCGAGGACGCGCGGCTGATCAAGATGGAGCAAAGTGGGTGTGTTGGTTTCAGCTGCCGCTTCCATAGAGAGGTTCTCCTTAAAATTTGTATAAATATTGATTTTTGACAGTTTTTGGTTTGTTGCTATCTCTTGCCCGGAGCGAAGCGGTGCTCCCAGGCAGGCCCGCGAAGTGATGCGGAACCTCATCAGCGAAGCGGTGCTGATGTCTTGCAGAAAGTAACGATGGCCCCAAAACGAATCCAGCTTTGGCTTATTGCCGTCCCCCAGGCGTTTACTAAAGCAAGCTAAGGTTCAGGGCCATTCGCTACATTCAGCCGCGCTTTTTTTCGCGGCTGAATCTCTTAAGCGCCCACTCCGTAGGCGGCTTGATTGTTCGTCACGATCGCCTGAAATGGCTCTTGCGATCCTGGCTTCAGTACGGCATTGTCTCCAGCATTCATGGCCCACAGCATTTCCTCGCCGCTGGTTCCGACCTGGAAGACATCGAGCATCACACAGGGAAACTGCAGCGTCATCTGCTGCGCCGCGCCTGAATTCGTGATGATCTGGACTTCCCTCGGCCAGTCGTTTTCAGAAAGCGTACGCATGTCATCCACGCTGGTCGCCTTCACATTGAGGCTCAGGTTTGCGCGCTGCTTGAGCACTTTCATCATCGTTGCCCAGAAGCCGCCGCCAGGCGCGCGATTCGGAGTCATCTCAGCAGTGAGATGTACCTGCCAATCCGTTACACGCTCCTTGATGCTACTGAGCGCCGTTGTAGCCGTTGGCAGCGCCGTACCTGCAATGAAGCCAGTGGCTGGTTCTTGCAAATTACCTCCCGGCGCTGCGATTCCGGTTGCCTGCTTCGTTTCTGTGCCGGTGGTCAAAGATCCATATACGTTGACTGAAAGAACTCCCGGAGGAAACACAGCAGGAGCTGTAACTTTGCTCACTGAGTTAGCCGGCACAGGAATCGATATCTCCTGGCTGGCCAGCGTCTCACCCGCTGCAGTCTGCCATGTGAATTTATAAAAGTCAGTCCTTGCTCCCAGCGCTCCAGAGACAACAGTCGTCAACGTGAACTGCTGGCGCGGATCAGTGAGGTCCGGAGCGGAAGCGCCGATCTTGATATCGGTATCAGAGCCAAAGAGGAATGCCGGAATGCTTACAGGAGGAAACGCGACTGCGCCATCCACCTTTTTACCGCTGCCCTGCATCTTCCACTGCGCAGAGATCGGCCCGGACTCTTTGCCGCTGATCACCAAATCAAGGACCGACATATCTGGGAATTGGTAGATGACGTCGGCTGTCTCCTGGAGCAAGAGAGACGTGACCGGTGCCTGATTCGTGGATTGCAGAAACTTCATGGTGTGAGTGAATGGGCCTGCGCCTGTGACGGTTTCCGCTCCGAGAATAAAGAAGAGCAGATACCCGGCGAGGAACGCATCGAGATCCATGGTGGCATCAAAGGTAGTGTCTTCCATAATGCGCTGTTTGGTAGACGCAAATTGGTGGCCTTTGTTGGCCATCTGCTCATCCGTATAAAACGAGGGCGTATGCACAGCATTGTAATTGCCGGCGTTGCGCGGGCGCTGCGTATAGCTGGCAGCAGCAACGGGCGTGAGGAAGTTGTTTTGCTTGTTCGGCGCGATTGCCAGGTTGCGGATATCGAGCACATCCTGCGGCTCGTAAGTAAAGCGCGCGATCGCGATGCGCAGAAACCAGTTAAAAAGCCTGATCACCAAATTGTTCAAGCGCCCACCTCCACCTTCGGAACTTTTACAACTATCTCGTTTTCTCCAGCCGTGGCATCAACCCCAAGGCCTTGCAACCTGGCCACGTCCTGCGCCTCTTCATCCGGTACGATCTCAAACAGAGCGTGCCCGTTGAAGTGCTGGTGCTTGAGCACACGGTTCCAATCGAAGGCGCGCGTCACCCGCTGGATCTCGCCAGCCTTGAAAAAGAAAGAGTGCTGGCCCTCATGCACCTGCATTGTCGTGCCGGCTGCGCGCTCCACTCCAAACGGCGAGAGTTGTACGTTTACAAAATCTTTTTCCATCTGTTTAACCTTCCCTTCTATTAATCATGCGGACCGCGTCGCGTTGGGTCCATCGTCCGTGACGATTACGAGCTCGGCGTAGTGGCAAAGCGCGCCCTGAAAAGTCACGTACCCCACAACACGCGCCTTCATCGCTGTGGCCCATCGGGCGTTACGTACTTGCGCAGGTGCCACACCAGTTGTGAGTTTGCGATTGCCCATAAAGGCAAAGCGTACCGTCTCAACGTCATCCTGAAACCCGTCTTCAGTATTCGTGGAATCATCATCCGCACGCGAGGCACTCCGGTACCACTTCAGCAAGATGGAATGACGGTCATATTCATTGTCAGGCCCCTGATCATCCGCGTCCGTGCCTTCGCGCGTGATCATGCAAACATCGATTCGGTTCAGAGAAGGATCTTTAAAAAACGCAATCATGTCTTGTTCATTGTTGGCATAGACCAGATGCTTATATACCTTCGCGATCTTTCCAGTTGCCTGGGCAATGACAAGGACTGCATCGATTTGTGCACGCAGTGACACCTAGAAATTCCCCCCCCAGAACCCCGCATCATGAAGCGCTTGTGCAATCTCCAGCTCCAAAATGGGTGACCCTTCTATCTGCAGCTGCTTGATCGCCTGGTCAAACATATGAATAGCCTTGGTGCCACGCTTCGCGATTGCCCGCGCAATTAGGAACGCGATCGACATTGCCTGCTTTTCCTCACTGACGTGGAGCTTCTGTTTGACCCAAAGCAATAATGCAGATGACGGAGGCATGTGCGGGCGCGTTCCTTCTTCGACTGCTGCCGCGTAAACATCGGCGGGAGGTTCGACAGAAATCACCTCATGCATTAGAGGCGCGTCATTGTGGAACTCAGCAAAAATACCTCCCTGCAAATTTCCCGTTGCGCCAACAGGAGCGTGCATAGCCACGAGTTGCACACCGCGGAGTCCGATCTTTTCCAGCCCTCGCTGCTGGCCAAGTGCAATGGCAGCGCGCAGCGCACCTGTTGCCTCTGCCACACCACTGACCTTGAATGAGAGCTGGTTCGCCAAACTATCTTCTCCTGTGCGTCAGGCGGTCCACGCCTGATCCTTGCTTCAGTTCCATGTCACCCATGGCAATTGCCGGGCCTTGCTTACCCGTCTCTTCATCTGAGCCAACGTGATTGTCGTAACGTTTGCGCAGCGCTGTTGCCAGCTTCAGATATTCCTGCGACTTGGTGAGGTTATTCACAGAGTCTGCCGTGATCGAAGCATCGCGGCTTTGCGCGTAGGAGGCAGCGAGCTTTTCCGCGCACAGAGCCGCAGCCAGGTCACACACCGCTTCAAAGTCGGCATCGGGAACGCTAGTGGCGATTGCGCCCTGCTGTCCCACTGCAATCGCATTGCCCGTAATGTGCCGCTGCGTCCAGGAGACGCGGACCAGTTCCGTATTGTTTGGCACGCTGGAGAGAAGCAGTATCTTCTGCGCCGTTGGCGTGCGATACATCTTCCAATCCTCGTTATCAAAATACGTCGGCGGCACGTTGCCGATTGGATATTCAAGCGATCCAATGACAGAGAAGCCCTGCTCAAAGCCAGCAGGAAGCGGGAGCAGCGAGCTGCCATCCGCAGCGACATCGGTAACTATATGGTTAGGCGCATCCTGCGAATAGCGCTGCTTCACGGCCTGATTGATCGCGTCGTCCAGATCGGGAGTCTTCAGCCGCGCGGCTGAGTCCTGAATCCGTGTAGCTACGTAAGTTTCAAAGTCAGTTAGATTCATATTTTTACTTCACCACCAGGCGCAGCGGCGAGCTGGCCGACGCTTCCGATCTGCGCGCTAGTGATGGCTCTGGCACTCGTACTCCTTTTTTAGTGGAGCACTGCCTCCGTTGCTTACGCCGCTGCATGCGCAAGCGATATTCACAAGTCATGATCTGGTCAATCATCTCGTCTTCTTCATCCATAAGCGCAGCACCTGCGGATCTCGCTAGGCGATAACTGGCTTCGCATATCAGCCGCGTGCGCATGCTGATCTCTCCAGTGTTGAGAGCGCCCAACATCAGCGCGATCTGGCGGTCAGAAAATTTGCTCAGCCTCGTATCCATGTTCTTTCTTAAAAGCCGGCTGCTTCGCACCCAGTGTGTCAGCCGGCTTTGGCACTTGCTACCCCTGAACGCAGAGACGGTTAAGACTCCGCGCCCAAGCTTTTTTATGACGTGGGTTTAAAGTAGCCCGTCGCCGTGAACGTGAATGAAGGCGTCGTTCCCGAGATCGTGTAATTCAAGGTTGTCCATCGCGAGAAGTGGTCCACCTTGATGACCTGCAAACCCGTCGCCGTGATTGCAGAGCCTGCCGTATGCGTAACGCAATTAGCATTTGAAGGCGCTGCGGAAGCATTGCCATCGCAGATTTGGAAGTTCACCGTGAGAGATGGCGTCGTTCCCGACACTGCGGACACGTTGACGATGATCACGCCGGAGGCATACGCTCCAACGTCAATCGGCGTGATGTTGCTGGCGCTGGCCGTGCATGCGGAGCAGTTGATGTAAACAGGCACGCTGATAAATCCGACCGTGGAATCACGGTATGTCTTCTGCGCCTGCGCGGGCACAGGTGGAAGCACCATGCAAGCCACCAGCAAAAGGCACAGTAATATTTTTAGAAACTCAAAACGATTTGTCTTCACTTCCTCACCTCGCAGTTTGATTTTGCAAACCGTTCTGCTTATCAGAGCGGTTTGAAAAATCCCCTGGGGCTGTTTTTCCCCAGGGAACTCTTTGTCAGCACTGGCGCAACCCAGTGCCAGCAGCCATTTTTATGGGACTACGTTTTTGCCGACGCCACGGAAGTCCGTGATGTCGCCGCCATATTCGTGACGCACTTTGTACGTGATGCGATCGTTGGTGAAAACCGCGCCGTTCGTGGGATCGTTCTGCAGGAAGAGCTGAGGCTCGCGCACGCCCTGGACAAAACCAACTTCGAGAACTGGCCCGTTCGATGGGAGCGTTCCGTAGTACCAGTCGTTGGCATCAGTGAGCAGCTCATTCACTATGATCCGCTCATTGTTAGCGCCAAAGCGCTGGTAGAACGGGTTGGGTTCAATGACGTTGGGAGCAGGATTATAGGTCTCTGCCTTGTTAATTTTGTAAGCAATAGCCTTCAGCGCACCAGGAACCATGAGCCAATCCAGCGTGAGCCCCAGCGGCTTGCCGGAATCTTTTTCGGTTTGATTGAACAGTGCAATTTCGCGCGCAATCAGCTCGTCAATACTGAGTGGAGCAGACCCCAGGTTGGAATGCCCGACAGCAAACCAGGCCGTTGCATCAGGATCGTAGGCAGGATTATTGATGAAGAAGTTGGTAACAAACTGCTTCAACGTTCTGCGTCCGGCGCGCGCGATCCGCACGGGGAAAACAGAGATTTTATTCAGATCATCATTGAGGATCGTCTCGCGTGAGATCGGAAGCGTGTTGCCGCGCTTCGTGGCTGCATAGCTGATCTTCTCGTCAGTCATCTTGGCGAAGTCAACATAACCGCTATCTTCTGTAACGGTGGCCAGATCAGGCAGGTAGCCCAGTCTTACGCGATCCTGACTCTTGAAGTCCGCGATATCGACAGGGTTGAATACCTGGTCCAATCCATTCATCCCAACTTCTGCATAGTCCTGCAGGAGTTTCTTTGTGAGTGAATTGAGCAGAAGATTTGGAAAATCTGTTGTGAGCGAAGTGGCCTCGCTGATCTTTGTAAAACCACCAACGCCTCCGATCCCGAACTGAAGATAGGTATCGCCTGTCACATGGATGTATGACTGCTTGATGCTACGGAATGCCCTGATTCCAGTATCGACCAGCTTCTCTTTGCCATGCTTTTCTGCATAGAGAGCCTGGCCTGATTCCTTTACGCCGAACATCTTGTCGAGGGCGATCTGTACTTTGTCCTGCGAGTCCAGCCCTGTTTCGATACGCGAGCCACCGATCTTCCCAACCTGGGAGAAATCCGCGAACGCCTGGCGCACGCGTGTGATCTCCGCGTCGATCGCGGCCTCATCTACAATCTGGTCTTTCAGCCGCTCGCGCACAAGCTTCATTGCCGGCGCAGGAAGCTTGGATTCCGTCACCTTCAGTTCCACCAGGTTGGAGCTGCGGATCTTCTTGCTCTCGTCGAGCGCGGCCCTGGCCTCTTTCACGAGTTCTGTGCTCGCCGCTGTGCCGGCATTGCCTGCTGCGTTAATCGCTGCTTCCGTCACCTCAACCAAGAAATCAGCGAACTTGTCTTCCTTCAGCGTTTCGAGTTTTGTGGTCAACGTTGTGGCCTGGCCGGCGTCGTGCTTCCGGAGCGCCTCAAGTATTTTCAAAATGCGATCTTTCATCATTGCTCCTTTTTGCTGGCCCACGCCTTCAGCGCTGCCGGTTTTATCAGGCGTTTTCACGACTGAATCTTTTTGTAATTGCGAGATCTCCGCTGCCACGGACCGTGAGGCGGCGAACTGAATAAACTTTCCACCTGCACCCGCTTCGGTAACGAGATCAATAGAAACCAACTTGCCCAACTTTTCCGATAGCAATACCTTCTCGCCGTTAACGAGGGCCGGCTTGAAGGCGATGAACGCATAAACGCTGAGGCCGAACAAGTCCAGCTTCTTGGCGTCGCGTGCGGCCATCAGTTTCTGGCGCAGGTCTGTTTCGTTCTTGAGCAGGTTCAGAGTGGACTGCGCGGCATTACCCACGACGGTGCCTCCGCTGAACCAGCCAGCGATCCGCGCCGGGTCCGCGTCGTCTTCCACTGGCGAAGGATGCCGCCGACCGAAGCGCGCATTGTTGGCAGCTGCCGCAAACTGCGCTACAACTTCCGGAGTGAATGCATGCGGGATATAGCCGCTATCCCCCACGCTTCCGTGCGCTAGACCTGCTTCAATGATCTGCACCTGCCAGGACCATCCGTCTTCCTCAGGCGATACGGAAGCCTCAGATGCGAGGAACACAGCTGCCTGAGATACAGGTACGTAAGCCACCTGCACGAGCTGAGGATCTCCGAGCTGGACGTTGCCGGCGTCGTCAATGGAGAAGGCGATCTGGTAAAGATCGGCATTCGGTCCGCGCGCGACAACGTAATCCGGGAAGGTGGAGATGATGCAATACAGCGCGCACTCGTAAGAGTCCGTGCCGAACTTCACCACCAGCGCGGCGGCCACCATGTCCCGGATTTGTTCAAGTGATAACTGCATGCCCGCTCCTGTTTACTTTTTCTGCTCTTCGATCTTGGCGATCATGTCTTCTTTTTTGAGACCAGGATCGAGTTCGATCTTGTGTATGTTCGCTGCGTGCTGGACCAGTTCCGCCTTGGTCATCGAAGCGAGAGGATTGCCAGATGTTGCAGCGGCTCTTACAACAGGGAAAGAGAACTTGCGTCCGTCACGCGTAACTACTTTCAGTACGTTGACGCCCTTCTCTATTTTCTCGGCGCGGTGGATGACCTGCCAATCTTCAAGCTTGCACGCATCGCTGAAGCTTTCCGGATCAGGCACGCGGATTGATTTATTGGCAGCGCGATAGGCCAACTGCGGCCATGCGTTGGGCTGCTCAGGTTCATCAACCTTCGCTTCTTTAAAGGCCTGCGCGTAAGCCTGTTTCCATCTGCTTTCAACTGCGGCCGGCAATCCTGCCGGAGCTCCTGGGATTTCTATCTCTTGTGCCATATGTGACTTCTCCTTTGCCTATGCGGCTGAAACTGAAATTCCTAAACTATCGAGCAAACCCTTCTGTGAAGCGCTGGGCTTCAGTGCATCCTCTGAAAAATATGGACCCTGCATACAACTGCAATTGATCGTGTTCTCTGCGGACCCATTGGGATCGCGCGGATACATCAACTCCTCGCCCTCCACAACGAAAGGCTTATCCACGTCGACAACCTGGCCATCCGCAGCGATGTGTCCAGGGCGAGGAACCAGCGCTATCGGAAGGTGATGCCACTGCTTTTGCAGCTCAGGATGCCGCTGTACTGCATCTTCCATGCGCGCCTGCGCAGCAATTGAATGCACGCGACCGATCTCATTCAATGTGATCGACGTTGCGCGCTTACCAATTGGAGAGAAGATTCCAGTGAAACCCTTGTTGTCGATGGCTGTGCCAACCTGCTTGATGATGTCCGTAATATTTTGACCGCCAAGAAATGCGCGCTGGATCGCGCCATTCACCTGTGCAGCAGCATTTTTGGAAAGGCCTGTAATCAGATCGGCGGTATATCCCTGCACGATCGCGAGCGTAGAACTGGACACCTGCCCCAGAGATGAATCGAGTCCAACGGCAGCGAGCGGCTGCGCCACTGTCTGAGTTCCCATAATGAAGGCGCGGCTTTCGAATGCGTCCACGGTCGATGTGGCGGCATTGCTGAATTGATTCATCGCCTGGTCGATCGAACTCTTCAGAACATTGAGCTGCGCCGCCGAATAACTTTCGGGATTGATGCCCGCGAGGTCGCCGATAATCTTTTTGCGTGCTTCATCCAGCAGCTCCAGGACCTGCTTGCGCGCCTGCAGCGAGAGAGCCCTAGACTGCTTAATCAGCTCACTAACCTTGGCTGCAAATTGTGTCTGTGCGCTCATTGAACAGCCCCGCTCTGGCTGCTATTGCCGCCCTCGATCTGTGTAAGCGCTGCAGCAAGATTGCTCTGATCTGGAACAAGGGCAGCATTAGCCGCATCGCGTTTTTGTTTTTCCGCCTGCGCAGCCAGGTATTCATTCTTGGAGTCGACCTCAATACCAATCTGACTCAGCACAACGTGCGAACCACGAGCTGCAGTCTCACCAGTTATCCACCCGTTCTCCTCCATGATCGAAAGGGCATTCACAACTGAGCCAAGCGTGGCCGCAGCCTTCTGGAGGTCTTTGATCATCAGATCGGGTACCTGCAGCGTGGCAGTCACATCGACGGTTTTTGCAAGCACTCCGTGATATATGGCCTGCATGATGACGAATACCATGATGCGTTCTACGAAGGCGCGCATCTGGTTCTGGCGCTCGGTAAGCTTCTTTCCAGTCGGCCCCGTCATCTCATCAGCGGTGGACCTGTTGATGTCTACATGATCAGCGAAGAACCAGGCAGGTAGCCCAGCACCACCGAGACCATAAAGTTTTACTGAGCGAAGACCAGCCTCCATATCTCCGCCCTGGAGCGACGGAGTCTGCGCCTCAATCTTGACCTGCTCATTGGTGACCTGCACTCCGCCCTGGCGCGGAGGGTCCTGCGTTACTTTCTTTCTGAACTCCTCAACTTCCTTGGGACCAGCGCCTGTCATGGTGTAGTGCCAGACAAAAGAGTTCAGAAAGCGAACTTTATCGGCATAGTCGAAAACCATCTGGTCGAAAACATCGATCCAGTCAGCCAGGGCAAATAGTTCGCTGAGTCCGCGGCTGGCGCCAGAGGCTTTATTGATCGCAGAATAAAAACAGTCACCTGTGAGTTGGCCAAAAGTGGAAGAGCTAACGTCGCTATCGATACGGATGATCTGCAGACGCCGCCCTTGTGGCTCATCCATTCTGCGCCGTAAGCGCACAGCTACTGGGAATGAAGTGTCTTCCTGATTGCCTTCAACGGCAGAATTCATTGTGCCGTATTCAACAGCCTCAATCCGCTGGGGATCGATATAGCCAAGGCGAACGCTTCCATCCACGGGATTCACAACCGCAGTAACGCAGAGCTCGCCGAACGTGGTTTCCTCATCGCACCAGTCGCGGATCTTCCGTTTGAGATTATTGACCTCATCTTT